TTTGCCACAACCAATCTAAGCACCACCGTCACAGTTACTGCCGCCGCTCACGGTGCGGTTACTGGGGATTACGTAACCTTCAATAATGTGGCTCCTGTTGGCGGGCTAGACTTAAACGGCGAGTACGCTTTAACGTACGTAGACGCTAATACATATACCATCGTATCTGCTACGCAAGCCACTTCAACTGTGGCGGCAGGGGGCGGCACAACAGTCCAAGCCATCTACGAAATCAACGTAGGTCTGCCTTACGAAATCCCACTAACTGGCTGGGGTGCTGGCACTTGGGGTGCGGGTTCTTGGGGTAACGGCGGCACATCTACCTCTGCTCTGCGTTTGTGGAGCCAAAGTAATTTTGGTGAAGATTTAATTTTTGGCTTCCGTGGTAGTCCTATTTATTATTGGGACGCTAGTTTTAGCGTGACGCCAACTGCGTTTACTGTGACCATTGCCTCTCCTGCGGTAGTAACAACTTCTTTGGCACTGCCTAATGGCACGCCTGTTATTTTGTCCAGTACGGGGTATCCGTCTGAATTGCCGACTGGGTTAAGCGCGGGTACGATTTACTACGTAAAGAACGTTTCTGGGTTTACATTTAACCTTTCAGCTACTTCTGGTGGCGCGGCCATTACAACTACTGGAACACAATCCGGTCTGCACTACATACTGCCAAACGCCGTTCCTGTGACCTCAATGACTGGGGCTGCGGACGTGCCGATCATTCAGAACTTTATATTTGTATCTGACGTAAGCCGGTTTGTGTTTGCTTTTGGCTGCAATCAACAAGGTGAAACAACCCAAGACCCGATGCTTATTCGCTGGTCTGACCAAGAGTCTGTGGTGGACTGGGCTCCGTCAGTCACCAACCAAGCCGGTTTTGTGCGCCTATCTCATGGCACTGAAATTGTTACAGCTATCCAGACCCGTCAAGAGATTGTGGTTTGGACAGACTCCACGATATATTCCTTGCAGTACCTTGGCCCCCCTTATGTTTGGGGCGTTCAGCTTTTGGGCGACAACATCTCTATTCTTGGCCAGAACTCTGTGGCGCAGGCTTCCGGTGTTGTGTACTGGATGGGAACCGATAAGTTCTACTCCTACGATGGCCGAGTCAACACACTGAATTGCGACTTGCGTAAGTATATTTACCAAGACATTAACCTCTCACAGAACCAGCAGTGTTTTGCCAGCACCAACGAAGGCTTTAACGAGGTCTGGTTCTTCTACTGCTCGGCTAACAGCATTTCAGTAGACAGGTACGTTGTGTATAACTACCAAGAGAAAATTTGGTACTACGGAACAATGGGACGCACGGCATGGCTTGACTCTGGTCTAAGGGATTACCCTATTGCTGCTACGTACAACTACAACATCGTCAATCAGGAGTACGGCAATGATAACGATGAGACAGGTACGCCGCTTGCGATTGATGCTTATATTAGTTCGTCTGAGTTTGATATTGGGGATGGCCACAATTTTGGCTTCGTCTGGCGTGTTTTACCGGACTTAACTTTCTCCGGCTCTGAAAACGCACCCACACCACAGGTTACGCTGACTCTGTACGGTATGCAGAACTCTGGTACTGGAACCGGCACGCCTGTGGCGGCTAATGTTAGCCAGTTGACTGGCGCTCAGTACACAATTACTGAAGGCTTTACGGGGCAGGTTTACACCCGTTTGCGCGGACGGCAGATGATATTTAAAGTGGGTTCTAACCAGCTTGGCACGGCTTGGCAGCTTGGCGCACCCCGTATTGACATTAGACCGGACGGCAGACGATGACCTTTATTATTACGTCTGAAACGGAGCTTAGCAGGATTGCGGCTCCTAACCTGCCGTTGGCCACACCACAATACAGTCAGCAATACATTGACCAGCTAAATAACGTCCTGCGTTTGTACTTTAACCGGCTGGATAACTTGCTGGCGCAGTTACAAACGTCTGGGGCCATTGATCCTAGCAATATCAACTTCCCTAACGGGTTGTTCTTTAACACCGCAGACCAGACGCTTGCCGCTATTAACACGGGCTACCCCATCACGTTTAACCAGACTTACCTTAACAACTTTGTGGCCCTCCAAACCGCCAGCACTTCTAAAATTGAGGTTGCGGTTGCTGGTGTATACAACTTTCAGTTGTCGGCTCAGTTAAAAAGCACCAACGCATCAGCCAAAGATGTACAGATTTGGATACGCCGCAACAACGTTACGATTGGCTATTCGGGGCACAGATACACAGTGGAAGGTTCAGACAATCACATGAATGTTGTCTGGATATTTGACATTGACTTAGCGGCTAATGAATACATTGAGATGTACTGGGCCGCAGACAATACAAATGTGACGATGGAGGCTATTCCTGCATCTGCCCCATACCCTGCTGTTGCTTCGGCGGTAATGGCTGTAAACTTTATTGCGCGGTTGCCTGACCCCCGCCCAACCCCACCTTAATGTTGTGCTCACATGCCACACATGATATTATCAAACAACCCCCATTTTGAGAGGCAACTATGAGCCTTGCTGTACTAGCCGACCACATGGCATCCAAGG